GAAAAATTATTTCATATAGATAATTATACTCGCTAGAATTAGGTATAGGATATACATCTACTTCTCTAACAGAATTAACTTTTGTTGACTTATCAGTATTGCTGTGTACTTTACCTGTCCACTTTTCAATATCTTGTGCTGTTGCTTTAATTTGTGCACATTCAGTTTGTGTTAAAAAATGTTGCACGTTAATAAAAGGTGCGGGTTTTTTATTTACTGGTTTTTGTAGGTACATTTGTTTCCTTTGGAAAATAAACCGAGACAAACGAGCCACAGTTTGGACAACTTAAATTAGTTTCCATGCTATATTCTGAATCTTCATGTTCTATATCGTGGTCTCCACCCCATATTAATTTTGTTTCACAATGCCAACAGTTCATATTAGCCCTCACAAGCTATACATTCAACATCATCAAGTTTAATTCTAGGAATTTTAACATTTACATCTTCCGCATTACGAGCAGCATTAGACCTAAAATAGTATAACGATTTTAATTTATTAGCTCCATACCAATGAACATCATTTACATATTGCATATATTCATCGTGTGTTTCTTGAGACTCTGTTGCTTTGGGTAATGTAAAAAATAAATTAACTGATTGAGACTGGCAAATAAACTCTTGTCTTTTGTAGGCATGTTCAATAACCCATATTTGATTTAATTCATTTGCAGTTTTAAATAATTCTTTTTCTTCATCTGTTAAAATATCAAGATGTTGAACTGACCCTTCTTTACCTGCTATATCTTTCCACAAATTTTCTAATTCTTTTTTACTTAAACTTTTTTTAATTAGTAATTTTTCTAAGAATTTATTCTTTACTTGATAGCTTCCGGAAAGAGTTTTGTGCGTATATACGTTAGCCCTATATGGCTCAATCGAAGGAGATGTCCCGCTACATATAATGCCAGAAGAAGCATTAGGTGCAACAGCGAGAAGGTGAGCATTACGCTTGCCACTACCACTGATATCAGGTGACTCACCACGTTCATCAGCAAGTCGTTCAGTTGCTCTAATTGCATTTGTTTTGATGTATTTAAATGCTTTGTAATTAAAGCTCGTAGCGAAAATACTTTCAAAAGGAATGCTGTTTTTTTGAAGATACGCATGGAATCCCATTGCACCCAGACCCAATGAACGCTCTCTGTAAGCAGAGAATGCAGCTTTTGTAAAACCTTCTTTACCTTTTTTAATGTATTTTTTAAACCTATCATAATTTGCATTGTATTCTCCAAGTTGCGTGGTGTCTATTGCATTGTCAATAAAATGTTGAATAACATTATCTAACATTGTAATTAAATCATTAATAAAATAATCATCTTTAGACCATTCATCAAAGTATTCTAAATTAACAGATGATAAACAACACACAGCAGTTCTTTCTTCATTGGTGGGTAATGTTATCTCAGAACATAAATTACTTTGTTTTATTTGTAATCCTAAATCTTTTTGTTTTTGTGGTAGTGAATCATTACAGTTATCAATATTAACAATATAAGGTTCTCCTGTTTCAGCACGAGCATTTATAATCTGCCACCATAAATATCTTGCATCAATAACTTTTATAGCTTCTTTAGATTTAGGGTCAATCAGTCTCCATTCTTCATTGTTTTCAACTGCTTTTAAAAATTCATTTGTTATATTAACTCCATTATGTAAGTTTAAACATTTTCTATTTATATCTCCACCAGATGATTTTCTCATTTCAATAAACTCTTCTATCTCTGGATGTGATATATCCATATACGCAGCATAGCTACCTCGTCTCGTTACACCTTGATTAAAGGCTAACATTTGAGAATCAACTACATGCATGAATGGGATAGAACCAGTAGACTTACTACCATGAGTAGTAGATACACCATTACTTCTAACATCTCCCCAAAAACCACCGATACCTCCACCCGAACTTGCCAACCATATATTTTCATCATAGTGAGCAGATAAACCGAGACGACTATCAGGGACATAATTAAGGAAACAACTAATAGGTAGACCACGACTTGTTCCCCCGTTGCTAAGTATAGGAGTGCTAAACATGAACCAACACGAGGAACTGTAGTTATAAAGTCTTTGAGCCAATTCAAAATCTGTAACACCTTTGAATGTTGCTCCGAAGGTGGCTGCTCTGGCGAATGCTTCTTGGGCATGAGTTTCTTCTCCTGTAAAATATCTATCTTTTAAAGTATCTAAACTAAATTTATCTAGTTTATTTTCGTTATCATAGTTAATTTTAATTCCTAAATATTCTTTAGGTCCTATTTTATCTTTAATCATTTTTATTTTCGTTTAAGTAAAATGCTATCATAGCATAATGAATAATTTTTAATAAGTCATCTGAATTTTTACCTTCTTTTTTTCCATATCGAATAGCATATTTTATTATATTACCAATACAAAAACCCTCTCCATGTCCAGCATCTAATATAATATCTGTAGCTTGATATTTATTGTGAGAGTAATGCTCACTATAAGTTAAGTCAATATGTTCTGCTATTAATCTTAAAATTTTATCTTCGTCAAATTTGTAGTTCACAATATATCCTGTAAAGTTATGTTAGGATTCCTCTTAACTTGTTTATAAAACCAACGTAAACTATATGCACTTAACATAAATTTTCTGTTAGCAAAAATGTGTGTTTGTTCAGGTAGAAATAAATGTAAATTTTTTCTATTAATTTTAGTTTCATCTTCTTCGTCAGGTGTCATAGTTCGTAACCATTCAATAAATAAATTTTCTGCCCGTCTTCTTAATTGTTTAGCATTTCGTCCATTCATATTTTTGTTGGGTCATAATTTTTAACTAACTTCCAATAAGTTAAGATACTGTTAAACATACCTAAATGTTTTGCATGGTCATCTTTGTTCCAGATATGACAAGAAATAAATTCAGGGTCATCTCTATCTACAAATATAGAAACTCTTTCTGGACTTTTATAATTACAACCTTGAGCGTAAGCTGATAGTTGCATTCCGTGGTCATCATAAACTAATTTAGCAGGGTCTTTTTCTTTTATATTTACTTTTGTTTTAAAATCTACAAAAATACCAGACTCTGAATATAAGTCTATCTTCCCACCATAGCCCTCTTGAGCACAGAAAGAATCCTCCGCAATCCAAGTTTCATCCGGAAATGTATTATCTAAATATTCTTTTATTACTGTGTATGTTTTGTTTTTTGATTTACCTAAAAAACCTTTCTCAATTTTAGCATGGATTTTTGTGCCCTCTTTAGCAGCTTCAAGACCAACTTTTTTAGAATCAGCTTTGCACCTGTAAAAAAAATCTCTATCAGTTTCATCTTCTTTTTGTTTTAAATTTATAGCAGACGAAAGTGCTTGTTCAATTTTCCAATTTTCTAAAAAGGGTTTAGCCACCATGCCTATAATTGTTGTGACAGAGGGCACGAGTCCTAAAGACTTTGCATCTCTTAATGTAGTGTTTCTTTCTACACCATTTGCCCCAATAATTGTATACATGGGGTCTCCTTCCTGTGTATACCAATGACCAGACTCTGCTTTAAATTTATTATAATTATCTTTTTTATTTTTTTTCATGTTCTATCTCTTCAAATGCTTTAATCACATCACTAGAAAATAATTTTTGTAAATTAATTAAATACATTTTACTAGCATTATTATCACCACCTGACACTGTTTTAAAATAATCAAGTTTATTAACAATAGTTTTTAATACTTCTGTTTTAAACACTAACGTGCAAAATTCATTATCACCAACGCATAAATTATGAAACCAATAATCTGATTCAGTTGCTTGAATACCAGAAGGTTTTCTGTAAGACTCATATTCAATAGCTATATTGCCTGTCTTCATCCACATACCACGTTCAGATTTAACTTCTACTTTTTTATTAGTAAGCATATCTATAATTTTATCCTCACGTATAGTTCCGTATTGCAAATCTATATCAAATTTCTTTCTATCTTTTTTAGTGGGTTTCACTCCAATTACTCCCTATTTTAAACTCTCCGTCCAACGGACATCGAAGATTAAAATAATTTCCAGCAGATATAATTGACTCCACTGCTATTTGTCCTACTTTGTTTGCCTGACATTTAGGCACTTCTATCTGCCATTCATCGTGAATGTTAGCAACAAACTTAAATTTAGTCATACTTACATTTAAATTATTAGCTAATAAAACTAAAGCCTTTTTCATTACGATAGCTCCAGCACCCTGCAACAAAGTATTTAATGCTGAATGCTCACTGCGTACATATAGTTTTCTTCCGTCTAGTCCTTTTAAATATGTTTTTGTTGATGCTCTTTGCACTTTGTCTCTAAGAGATTTAAATGCAGGAGTATTAGAGAAGAAATATTCTCTAGCTCGTTTACCACTTGATTCATTTCCGCCAACCACACTTCCAAGTTTTTTATCTCCTGCTCCGTACATGAGGGCATAGATGAAAGTCTTTGCCTGATTTCTTGATTCAAGTCTTGCAGCTTTTTGATTAGTGGTATGTATGTCTCCTTTGATGATTTCATTTGTAAACTCCTTATCATTCATGTAATGGGCTAACATTCGTAATTCTAAACCAGATGCATCAACCCCTAGTAAAACATTATCTTCATCTACAATCCATAAACTCCGACACTCTCTGCCATAATCAGAAGATAAACTAGGAACTTGAGCCATGTTAGGACTTCTATGGGTCATCCTACCAGTAATTGTTCCGTTAGGAATTACAAAACCATGAACTCTCCCGTCTTCGCCCACAGCATCAATCCAACTATTTATTTGTGCTACTCGTTTTTGTAATAGTAAATACTCACATATTAGTTTAGCTTCCGGTATATTAGTAATAGTAGATAAAGTTTTTTCGTCAACAATAGGCTGACCCGTTGGAGTAAATTTCTCAGGTTTCCAACCAAAGTCTATTAAATATTCGCCTATTTGTTTTCTACTTCCAAGATTAAATTCTTGTAAAGACTGTCTCATAAATGGCTTGTAGTTTTTTGTGTTCACACATTTATTATACTCTTCATCAGATAAACCTCTTTTAGATAACTGTCCGTCTTTCCTGATGTAAGGTGTGACTTTTTTAACATCTACTAACCTAGGTTTAAAAACTTTTTTAACTTCATCTTCAATAGTTTTTATTTTACCATTAAGTGTAGCCACTAAAATATTTGCATCTTTAGTGTTGAGTAAGAAACCCGCATCCTCTTGAGATTTAATTATTTTAAAAACGTCATGCTCTAAGTCTATGCTTTCCTGAGAAAAATCTCTGCCCTCAACAAGTAAATGTTTGTAGACCCTAGCATTTAACTCAACATCATTAACACAATAGTCTAACATTTCAGAACTATAATTTTGAAATTCTTGAAAATCTATTTTAGGAAATTTTAATCTGAAACCCCACGAATCTAAACTGTGTCCCCCGTCTCTTACTGGATTAAAAAGCCTAGATAAAACTAACGTATCTACAATTTTTTTCTGATACAAATTACAATCAAGTAATTTATTAATAATAGGAATATCAAAGCCAATGACATTGTGCCCGACAATCGTTGTCGCAGATTCTAATAGTTCTTTTCCCTTGTATAATTCATTAGGTCCAAACTTGTATATTTGATTTGTATCTAAATCTTTACAGACTATACACCAAATGCGAGTAGCTTTCAGGTCATCTGTTTCTATATC